AATTAATTAGAACATAGACGCGTATAGTCGACGGCCTAGAGACTATGTTCGATAACTAGGAGGATATAATTATGGCAAACACAACGTTTAACGGCCCGGTCCGATCGGAAAATGGTTTTGAAACCATTAGTAAAAATTCGACAACTGGTGCAATTACAATTGAAGCGGATTTTAATGTAAGACCTAACTTTAGATCAGCTATCGACAATACTACATTTGCAGGAGCAGGTGGAGCAACTGATACTTTAACAAGACAAGAATCAGGAACAACATTTATTGTAAATGGAACAGGAAATAATATAATTAACTTACCTGCACTCAGCACAGAGAACGTAGGAGTTACTTATCATTTTGTTTTAACAACTGCTGTTGGTGGTGGTACTACAACTACTGTAGTTTTACCAGGAGCTGGAGTATCAAACTTTTTTGGTATGATCCAACTCGTAGGCGGCACAGCTGCTAACCCAGTTGCTGACGTAGCAGGTGATACAATTACTATGGTTAACTCAACAGTAGCAGGAGCGAGAATTTCTACTACTTGTATAACTGACGATGGAACAAACTCTACTTGGAAAACAGAGTGTTTAAGTACACCGGTAATGACTATCGCGTAATAATTAATTAATGTGGGGCTTCGGCCCCACATTTTAATTTTAAGGAGAAACAAATGTCAACAGACGTAAAGAGTAAAACATTTTTAAATAGTTTAGCTGCTGCAACAGCATCAATAGCTATATTGCAAACTACAGGTGGAGCTGCTAATTTATCTTTATTAGCGGCAGCTGGGACAGGTGCGTTTCATCAAACAGATCAAGCTTGTAAACTTACTATAACTTGTGGTGGAGATGTTTCTGGAGTTACTTTTACAGTGACTGGAACTGATATTGCAGGTAATGCATTAGAAGAAGCGATTACTGGACCAGATTCTACTACAGTAACAGGTAGTAAATTTTTTAATACAGTTACTCAAATAGCAGCTAGTGGCGCGGTAGGAACAAATACTTCAGTTGGAAATGCTGCAGGAACTACAGGCGGACAAGCTGTAGTATTTGCTGGTAGAACTAGAGTTAGAGGAATGCACATTACAACTGGTGGAACAGTAGGAAATATATCTTATTTTAATTCATCACCAATATCAGGAACTTCTTTATTTTCTTTTCAAGTTGCTACAACTACAAAAGATTATATTGATCCATATATTCCAGATGATGGAGTTTTATTTGATTCAGGAGCTTTTTTAGATCTTCCTGCAGGAACAGCTGTAAGTGTTACGACTTTTTTTGATGGATAGGAGGTTAAATGTCCAATACTACCTCTGGAACAACAACGTTCGATAAAACTTTTGCTATCGATGAAATAGTAGAAGATGCTTTCGAACGTATTGGATTGCAAAATGCTTCAGGCTACCAATTAAAATCTGCAAGAAGATCTCTTAATATTTTATTTCAAGAATGGGGTAATAGAGGTATTCACTATTGGGAAATAGGGGAGCTTGACTTAGATTTAATAGAAGGACAAGCTGAATATAAATTTTTTAGAGCAGCTGCTGATGGCACAAGTGCTACATCAAATCCTAATGGAATTTATGGAATATCTGATGTTCTTGAAGCACAGCTAAGATCAAATAGAACTGCAACAAATCAATCTGACAGTCCAATGACAAAAGTAGATAGATCTACTTACGCAGGATTTTCAACTAATGCATCTAAAGATATGCATTTTTATTATATTAAAAGAATACAAGATGCAGGTGATTATACAAATGCAACAGATGTTCCATTTAGATTTGTACCTTGTATGGTTGCAGGATTAGCTTTCTATCTTGCACAAAAATTTCAACCACAATTAGTTCAACAAATGAAATTATATTACGAAGATGAACTAGCTAGAGCATTAGCAGAAGATGGATCAGCTTCTAGCACTTATATTACACCTAAAGCTTATTACCCAGGAACATAATGTCAAAATATGCATCAGGAAAAAAAGCAATAGCAATTTCAGATAGATCGGGAATGCAATTTCCATACACAGAAATGGTTAGAGAATGGAATGGTGCGTTAGTGCATGTTTCAGAATTTGAACCCAAGCAACCACAATTAGAACCAAAACCTATTTCAGCAGATGGTGTTGCATTAAGAAATGTTAGATCAGGAAGAACAGAACCACCTGTTGCAATGCTTTTACCAAATAATCCTTTTACAATGACAAATGGAAGTTCTACTTTAACAGTAAGTTTACTTAATCACAAATTAGAAGTTGGAGATTTTGTTTTATTCTATAATCCAGCTAGCACTGATGCTACTCAAAGTTTTGGTTTAGGAAGTAATCTTTTTCCAATATTTGCAATATCAGATGCAATAACGGCATCAGCAACAACAGGAACATTTGATGCTAATACTAATTTTCCTGCAACAGGTTTTTATTTTATACAAAGCGCAACTTCACCAAGTTCAACAAATCCAGATTATGTTCCTGTTATTCAAAGAGAAGTTATAAAATATACAGGAAAATCTGGAGGACAAACTTTGACAGGATTGTCAAGAGGAACTAATGCACCTTTCAGAGGCACAACACCAGAAAGCACAACAGCAACCGCACACACTGCTAGTTTAGTTTTTCCAGGATTAGAAATACAATCTGTAACAACTAGAACCGAAAATACCGGAGCTATGCCAACTACAAAAACTGTTAATACAGGGTTTACTGTAACCTTGCCTTATAATGCTGTAGGTAATATAGTAGGTGGTGGAGAAAATATATATGTTAGTCCAATGTTAAGGGGGATAGTATAAAATGATTAAAAAAATTAAAAATTTTATTTGTAAATTATTAGGTATTAAACAATGTGCGTGTCCAGAAGATATGGATCCACATGAAGAATTAATGTTACATGTGCCAAAACCAGAAATTCCAATTCACAAAGAAAAACCAACACATTGTCCAAGGCATCTATATTTTAGAAAAAGCTGTCCTGGATGTCAGGAGCTACTAGTATAATGTCAGGATTAAGTGCATCAGGATTAAAAACACAAATTAGAAATTACACTGAAACAGACTCTAATGTGTTAACTGATTCTATTTTAGAAAATATAATTTTAAACGCACAATATAGAATTATGCGTGATGTTCCAATAGATGCTGATAGAAAACAACAAAGTGGTAATTTAGTTATAGGACAAGAAAGTATTAATGCACCAGCTGGTGCATTGTTTATTAGAGGTATTCAAGTCTATGATTCAACAACAGCTATAACTGGTGCAAATGTTTGGTTAGAAAAGAAAGATGAAACATATTTACAAGAATATATATCATCAACAGAAACTGCAAAAAGAGGCCAGCCTAAGTATTATGCTATGTTTGGTGGTGCTACAGGTAATACTGATACTACTTCAGGACGTATGATTTTTGCTCCTGTGCCTGATGCAACTTATAAATATAGGGTTCATTTTAACAAAATGGTTGGTATTTTAGAGGGAACTAATACTAATTATCTTAGTCTTAACTTTCCAAATGGGTTATTATATTGTTGTCTATCAGAAGCATATGGTTTTTTAAAAGGTCCGATAGATATGTTGACTTTATATGAAAATAAATATAAACAAGAGATACAAAAGTTTGCTAACGAGCAAGTTGGTAGAAGACGAAGAGATGACTACACTGACGGCGCTGTTCGAATACCAATTAACTCAGCAAACCCATAGGAGATAAATTATGGCAATAACATCGGCAATTTGTACAAGTTTCAAAGTTGAAATTTTAAAAGGAATTCACAACTTCACCGCATCCTCTGGAGATACTTTTAAATTAGCCTTGTATACAAGCTCAGCTTCGTTAGGAGCTGGTACAACAGCATACACAACTTCTAATGAAGTTAGTGGATCAGGATACACTGCAAAAGGAAATGCACTTACAAGTGTAACACCAGTCGCTGACAGCACAACTGCAGTTTGTGATTTTGCAGACACAAGTTTTACATCTGCATCTTTCACTGCAAGAGGTTGTTTAATTTTTAATGAAGATGCAACAAGTGACCCAGCAGTTTGTGCCATTGATTTTGGTGGAGATAAAACTGTATCAAGCGGAACTTTTACAATTCAATTCCCCGCAGCAGCGGCATCAACAGCTATAGTTCGAATAGCATAGGAGGGTTAGAATGCCCGACGTTGCATCAGGATGGGGCCGATTAACCTACGGACAAGCTAATTGGAATGAAGCTAATTTAGTAAAATTTGGTTGGGGTCGTTTATCTTGGGATGATAATGTTTATGGAGATGCTCCTGGAGTTCAATTAACTGGTATAGAAGCAACTGCATCTGTAGGACAATTAACAGCTTT